CCCTTCCCTGACCGCTACAATTTTTAAGTCATTTTCGCCGTCCGTCGGCCCAAATCGACCGTTGAGGCCGTTGATACCCCGAAATACCGCCGATTGTCGCAAGTTATAACGGAAATGGCCGGTTATCGTTGAAAATCAATGGGTTAGCGCTGACTGTGCCAGTGGCGCGTCAGTTTTGGGGGGTTTTGGTGGGTTCTGGTGCCGTTGGTGGTGCGGTAATCGACCGTCCATCGGCTAGCGATTAAATAAATGGGGGATGGCGATCGGTATGGCCTGAAATGGGGCTAGGATCGCCCTACGCATCAATTCCGATGCACTAAAAGGAAAAGCCAAATGAACGTAATTGAAAAGACTGTATTCGCCACAGAGGTGGTGCTAAATGCCGTGATAGACCACGAGCTTTTTGTCGGGCTTGATTTAGATCGCGGAAGCCCTGCTATAGCAATGGATCTATATGACCTCTTCGCTGATCGCTTTGCTACTAACAGCGATCCAATAGCAGGCGATTTTGCCGAGTTACTTTTAAAGCATGCCGATCTAATAGCAGTCGCTTTAGAGCTTAGGGTTAAACACCAGCAAGCTCAAAAATGGATTAAGCACAAAAAGGTGGGGGCTTAATCATGAGGGGCTTTATTTTCTATCGTGGGTTTTCACCCGTGGACAATGCGCCAATTGTCGGAATTGCTGTGCTTCGGTCCAAAAATATAAAGACCGGGGATATGGTCCAGACTTACATTATCCGATCAGATATGCATCCGATGGAAGCAATTAAGACGGCCGACGATGTAAGCATATGCGGTGATTGTGTACATCGTGGAAGCACTGGGCAAAAAAGGACATGTTACGTCGATGTGGGCAAGTCTGTTAGTGCGATATACAAAGCTTTTCTTCGTGGGTCATATCCCGATTATTCGGACGATTTAGAGCTTGCTGCAAAGCTTTTGTCCGGCCGGAAGGTCAGACTAGGGGCTTATGGTGATCCTGCAATGATTCCGCACGATGTCTGGATTGAATTATTGTCCGAAGCTTTAGACTGGACCGGATACACACACCAATGGAAGCAAGCTTTCGCGCAAGCGCATCGTGAGCTTTGTATGGCATCGGCCGATTCGATTGAAGATCGCGATCTTGCCCGTTCAATGGGTTGGCGTACTTTTCGAGTTATCGCGATTAATGCCGCACCTAAACTTGATAAGGAAATCTACTGCCCTGCAAGCACCGAGGGTGGCAATAAACGGCAATGCATTACATGCACGGCATGCGATGGGGCCCTTAAGCCTGAATCGGTATCGATTGCTATTCTCGCCCACGGCAAAGCTGCAGCCCACTACGCCTAGATTCCAACCTTAAGCCCTTTTTTGAGGGCTTCGGGGTGTAATTTTGCGCCGTTTGGGAGCTTATATGCGAGCTTTTATTGATTGGACTATTGCTTTTGTTTTTGGTGTGGGCTTTGCCTGCGCCTTGTTTTTCAACTTATGAGGAAATCATGATTAAACACGGTTTTGTAAATGCTAGGGGCTTTGCTGCCATTAAAAACTGGATTGAAAGCACAGCGCTGATTGATGACGCTGGATTAGTGCACGGCACGGATCAGAAAAACTTAGACGCGTGGGCAGATGATATCGAAAGGCATTTGAACGATATGGAAAATGGTCCGTGGTGTGAAATGAATCAATGGTCGACTAGATCCGGGCACACTGAACAATTAATTCTGACTGACGATTGTTTAGACTGGTTCGAAGTCATTAGCTAAGCCCTTCGGGGCTTTTTTTTTACCCTTAGGCGAGGGCTTAGGGGCTTTTGTGCTTTCGGGCTAACCGAGGGCTTGTGCTTGCTTTGGGTTTTCCTTAGCGGGCTTGCTGTGCTTTTTTGTGGGGTTTTTATGCTTATCAATCGGATTGAGGGCGCAGTTCGCCTATATGTTAACGCGCGCGGGCAATGGGTCGCGCAATGGATTATCGAGGGCGAGCCCGTGCCTGCCGTCGCGGTTTTTCAGACTGAAGCTCAGGCCCTTGCCTATGCACTCGCATGTGAGCCCCCGGTCTAGGGGCTTTTGTCGTCTTTTTGGGGGGCTTGCCCGTTGTTTTCCGTGTAGGCCTGAAATTGACCGTCTGTCGGTAATACGCTGCCGTTCATGCTTTTCAACGCCCAAAAACCGCCGATCGCTCACCGTTCCGCCGTCGATCCCCCGACTAGCGGCGTCGGCTGCCGTCCGTCGGTGTCTGGCTGCCGCTGGCTCCTTACATCACCGTAAATTGACCGTCTGTCCGTTTCAAGTCAAACCCCAGCTGCTTAAAAAAAATTTTTGAAAAAAAATTCTGGCGATTTTGTTTTGAGATCGGTTTCGGAATTTGGGCAGCTGCCGGTCCCGATTTTTTTTGGCGCGACAGAAAAAAATTACGTTAGCTCGTAGACCTTTTGCTCCACATAATCGTGTATCTCGCCCTTTCTCTCTAAGCCTGTCTTGATAGAGTGACACTCATGACAGAGGCTTTGGAATTTGTTGCCCATCCACTTTTCTCTGTCCATCCTGTGCGGGAATATGTGGTCTACATGATGGGCTGGTGCGATCTTTCCTAGACTTTGACATCGAGCGCAGATCGGGTGCTTAGACAGTTGAATCTGTCTAAATTGCTTCCACTGCTTAGAGTTGTACATCCTGTTGAATGTCTTGCGGTCCTCGCTGTTGGCACCGCCGTGTTGGCTGCAAAATGTAGAGTTGTTGACCTTCGGGTTGTTACAGCCTAGCTCTCGACATGTTGTTTGCTTCGGGGTTCTCGGCATTACTTCAAGAATCTCAGCTTATAAAGCGTTGATTGCATGAGCGCAACGATCTCATCGATACTGTTCTGAATGGCTGAGTCATCGCCCATCGAGCTTCGGTAAACCCTAACGTATTCCAGCATGTACTCTAACTCAGCTACAGCTGACTCTGCTGGTGGTCTGTACTCGACAGGGTAGTTAATGATCTTAGCCTCCAGCCCTTGATACTGCTCGACCACTGAATCTACTAGATCACCGAGGTCGTCGTAGTAAGAACCTAGAGCCTTGTGCTCGGCGTAAGACTTAGACTGTAGATGCAGGATGTGTGCGTTAGTGACACCGTGGAGCAAGCACATAATGAACTCGCCCGGAGACTTAGCGGGCTTCTCTGATCGCAGTGCTTCCAGAAAATGCTTTTTCATGTCGAGACCTAAAAAAAAGCCCTCATTGCGAGGGCAAACCAACAGAGGGAAGGAGGTCCGAATTGATTGTACGGCTGTCAGGATTTGGAATCAAGATCCTTTTTGAATGCTTCTATAGACTTTAGTAGGGCCTTACTTCTTTCCTCAAGCTCGGCAGACATTTCTTCTAGCTCTTCCAACTGAAGCTCAATTCTGTCCCAGTCCGTGAGATCCTGAGTCAGACTGTTCACATACGCTTGCCTTGCTGCTTTTTTGAGATCCATTGTTAATCCTTTCGATTTCTCGGTTGATGTACCACACTGCTTTCTTGAGATCCTCGACTTGTTTTCCTTTTAGGTCCGCCCTCCAGATGTACTTAACTGCATTCCCGAGGTTAAAGCTCATGTGCTCGGTGATTTGGATGCACTCCACACCAGACGGGTGCTCTGTGTAGTGTTTGGGGTGATTGACTGGGTCGTTCACAGTAATTCCTTTATATGCTCAGGCACTTTAGGCAGCGGAGCCCACGCTACTGCCCAATCTGACCAATGACCGATTACACAGACTCCACCGGGATTCAGTAAAAGCATCTTAGAACCCAATGGTGGTGTTTTGTCTTTGGGTGTCATCCACACGGTATGCCCTGCGGTGTAGTCTTTCATTTTTTGAAGTAGTACCACGCCCACGCTCCGTGCCTACCTTCCGTCCATTTGTACCGAGTCTCCCTATCGACAAGACCTTTTGACATCAGAGCTTTTAGGTGCTTTCTTGCACCTTCAGTTGTACATCCGAAATGCTTTGATAATTCAATGAGCGAATAGGGCTGCGTAAGATGGTTAAGGTAAATCTTCTCGGTTTTTGTCAGTGGTTTGTGTTTACGAAGAATTTGTTTGACTAACCACTTGACTTGATCGGTGTGGTGAACGAGTCCGAGGTTATGCGCCATTCTTTGGATTTCAGCGCCGTTCATTATTCTTTTCCTTCAGTTTGGCTTCGACTGCTTCAATCAAATAAACACCCCAATCCCTAGTCCTTAATAATTCCTCATAATCATCATCCGTCAGCCCAACCCATTCACGTTTGCCGAGCTTGCAAATGCCGCACATACATTCAACAGGCTCTTGCTCCGCAGCTTGTCTCAATTTGCTCATACATCGCCCCCCGCTTTCTTCCTTTGAGCTGCATCTCTTCGGCCAGCTTCAAAGCCCTTTAGCCAAAGTGACGTAAACATCCACTCAAGGGTGTATTCAGACTCGCCTCGCTCGCGTTGCAGCTTGTTCGTGCTGTCCCAGTAGTCGGCTTCTTTGCGAGCGATCTCACGCGCCCAGATGCGTTTAGGGGTTTTCATTGCTCACTCCTTGCCGTGATCTTCCGATCACTTATAAATTCGGCAAAACACTTCTTGCACCAATATGTCCACCGCATAGCTTTCCGGTAACCGCAGTGTTCGCACCACATCATTGCTCACCCCTTGCTCTGATTGCGTCAGCGCATTCCTCTGCGCTCATCATTCGGTTTGCAAACCTTTCGCAAAGCGCAGCACACGCCTCTTTTTCTCTGGCTGCGACTAATTGGCAAAGAGCGTAAACGGCCTCACCCACTACTACGATGCCGTTGTCTCGCATTAAGTCATCAATGTCGTCTCGTGTCATTGCTCACCCCTTGCTCTGATGGCATCGGAAAAATTCAGTAGCACTGTTGCAGTCCAGCTTTGCAAGCGATGGTCAGCATCCATTGAGCTGAGGTCTACGTTCAAGAGCAAATTCGCACACGCCTCACGCTCTGCTGCCGCAACAAGTGCAGCGAAGCGTTCAAGGAACTCTCTTTCGGCTTTCCACTCCCCATTCAAGCCGTCCGCAATACCTTCTGCCAGCCCAGCCTCCCGCGCCAGCTTGATGATGTCTTCTTGGGTCATATCTCACCTTTGAT